AACGGTTGGACTAACTACGAGACATGGAATGCAGCACTATGGATCGGCAACGACGAAGGTCTTTATGACATTGCCCGTCGTGCTATGGATTGGGATCACCTCTTGGAGATCTTCACATCATACGGATCAGAGACCACAGGCGACGGCGTACGCTGGGACGACCCCAAGATCAACGCGGTTGAGATGGACGAAATGCTAGAGGAGTTATGATCCTCTAGCTCTGTGTTGGGCAGTCAAGCACACGGGATTACCCGCGGCTAACGTAAGTCCCACCGTGGTAGGCAAGGGTCAGCACATAAGTTGCTGTTTAAGGCGAACCTCTACCACACCCTAGCACAGAGAAAGAACACTAACGGGCAGTAATATGCCCGTTTTTTATGTGGTTAAGGGTCGCCAAGCGATCGTGGGACTCCTAACTATTTGCAAGTCTACAAAAGTATCAAGACGACATTGAAATATTGTGCTATAATAAAAATAAAAAAAATTCGCCATGAAAAAAGTTCCCACAAAGTTCACTAAGTATGAAATTACGGATGAAGGACAAGTATACTTCAAAGGTAAGCCACTGAAGTCTTATGACAGAGGAAACAAGACTTCCAAGGGTGGCAGATATCAGGCAGTGAACATCTCGCTCTATGATGACGACGGTAAGTTCGTGAAGCAAACGAAGGAATACGTACATCGCCTGGTTGCCGAAGCATTCATCCCGAATCCAGATAACCTGCCAGATATTGATCACATTGACGAAAACAAAGAAAACAATCATGTAAGTAATCTTAGATGGTCTTCGAGAGCAGACAACATGGCACGTAATGCTCTACCAGAAGGTACGATCAGAGAGTGGAAGAGAAGTCCAACTAGAAAACCAGAGAAATTTCAGAAGATCAATGGCGAGTGGGTTCGCCTCAGAACAACTAAATAAATTTGAAAATGGTTTTTTCAAAACCTTGAAATCGAAAAAAATTTTCCAGCAAAAAAATGCCTCAAAAAGTTGACTTTAGTGATTACGACAAAATCCTAGCAAACTTTGATGAGTTCTGCGATGATTTTGAAAATCGTGCATCCAATGCCTATATGAAAGGAGATCAAAATAATGGAAGAGTTGTCAGCGAAATTGAACGAATTGGAGAGAACACTCCTATGGCAGTCAGAGAAGTTGACGAGCCTGGACCAGCGCCTCTCCCAGCTCGCGAATCCGTCGTTGATGTACAAGCGACCAACGGGTGAGGATTACGAGACTGTCGCTCAGACACTAGATTATCTTCACAATAACGTCGAAGGACTCAAAGGAGATCTCGTCAAAATAAACCGAGGAATCAGTAGACTGTAATGCCTAACCTAGCTTCACCAGCAACAATAGACACCCAATCAACAGATGGGAATTGTCTGTACTCAGAAGGACCGATAGGAGGGACTGCAATACCCACAACGGTTGTTGCTAACAAAGCACCGTTGAAGATTGTTGCAGCAGCTCCTAATCCCTATGTGTGTGCATCGATTGCTGGTGCAAAGATTAACCCACTCGTTCCTGCACCTTGTCAATTAGGTGTGAGGACTTTGAGACCTGCGGTGAATACGTCCGTCATTATCAATGGGATGTTACCTGCAGTTACTGGGGACGAAGCTCAGTTATTGTTAGGAGGTTCACCCAGACCCTTGACAGGACCGTTTATTCATCCTAATATACTAATTGGTACAAATTTATAACTATGGCACAAAGAGCAAAAGCAGGTATCAGTGGTGGAACCTTCGTAGAAGCGAAACCAAAGAAGACCAGACAGGGTTCCAGTATGCATACGAAGTATTCTGCGACTTCTAGTAACGCTAAGAAGAAGCGGTATCGTGGTCAAGGTAGAGGATAATTTCTCCGAGCGCCGAAACACCGAGCAATAAATATTAAACATTCCCTATGGAGAACGAAATGGGTAACACCAATGTAGACAAAAGCGAAGAGTTTACTAAATCAGGGATGACCCTTATCACTGAGGTAGAAAGTGATCGCTATATGAGAAAACAGGGTAAAAGGAAAAAGGTTGAAGAAGGTGAAATCTTCGATAATCAAGAGGAGTGGGCGGACGGATTCTGTGGTAAGTGATAAATAGAAACAGCCTTGCTGTGTCTACATGCCCACGTTTCAGACATTTAAAGATCTGAGTATTACTTTTAAGAAGCATCCTGTTACTAATGACTTGGTAACGGTAAAAGACGCTGCAGCTATTCAACAATCAATAGCTGCATTACTTCTTACTGGTAAGGGAGAAAGACTGTTTCAACCTGACTTGGGTACTGATTTAAGACAAATGCTGTTTGAACCATTAGATTTTGGTACTGCAGCAATTATTAAATCTGTGATTAGTGATACTATTGAGAGTTATGAGACTAGAGTAGTCCTTAATGACGTTCTTTGTTATCCCGATATGGATAATAATGGGTATCAAGTTGAATTGTATTTCACTATTGTGGGAGATGACAGACCAGTAGCTGTAGAACTCTTCTTAGATCGTACAAGATAAATGCCATATACACAGGTTGCCAATTTAGACTTTGAAGATATCAAAGTTGCCCTTAAAGAATACCTAAGGGCACAGTCAGATTTTACTGATTACGATTTTGAAGGATCGGCATTATCCAACTTAATTGACGTATTAGCATATAATACGTACTATACGGCGTTTAACACTAATATGGTAGTCAATGAACTATTCATTGATTCTGCCACCTTGAGAGACAATGTAGTAGCAATTGCGAAGCAACTAGGGTACAGACCCAAAAGTGCTACCGCTCCTACTGCATATGTCTCTTTTAATGTGACTTATGGTAACCCAACAACCGATACTGAACTGATTCTTAAGAAAGGAACAGGGTTTATTGCGACTTATGACAATAATTTGTATCAGTATGTTGTAACTGAGGATACAAAAGCACAAGTTTCTAACAACGTAGCTACGTTTACTGATATTCCTATCGTAGAAGGATCACAAGTAGTCAATAATTTTACATATAGTACAGCTTCTAAGAGTCAGAGGTTCATCTTAGACAATAAAAATATCGATACTAACACAATTAGGGTAAGAGTATACCCTACTGGAGGCACTTTTAACGAACCATACCTTGTAGCAGACAATATTTTAGGTGTCGATGGTAATTCAAAGGTGTTTTTCCTTGATGAAGTTGAAGATGGAAGATATGAGATCTTAATGGGAGATGGTGTACTAGGAAGAAAGCTAGAAGATAATTCTATTATTCAAGTATCTTACATGACCACATCTGGTCCTGAAAGTAATGGTGTGAAGACATTTGTCTTTAATGGTGTATTAGAGAACCCTAGTGGTGTGTCTCCTAGCTCTTTTACCACTAACATCACCTCTACCACTGCCTCAGCAGGCGGTGAGGAGATCGAAAGCACTCAGAAGATCAAATATACCGCTCCTAAGGCATACGGCACACAAGACCGTGCAGTGACCGCTCAGGACTATGAAGCAATTGTAAGAAAAGTATATCCAGCAACCAGTGATATCATTATTTTTGGTGGAGAGGATCAAGTTCCACCTGAATATGGTAAAGTTTTCATTGCATTGAAACCAAAAGATGCAAGTTACATCACATCCTTAACAAAGAATGAAATTATTAAGGAAATGAAGAAGTATGTGGTTGCATCTGTCGAACCGAAGCTAATTGATCCTTCTATTCTATATGTTGAGATGAATAGTAAGATCTATTTTAATGGATCTTCTACTGATCAGACAGCATCACAGATTAGAGACAAAGTTATTGGTAATATACAGTCTTACTTAGATACTTCTGATACTGAGAAGTTTAATGGTAAGTTCAGATATAGTAAGATGGTTGGTGTAATTGATGATGCTGATCGTAATATCAATTCTAATTTAACAACTGTTACAATGAGAAAGGATTTCTATCCTTCTCTTAACTCAACCTTCTTTTACGAAGTGTGTTTCCAAAATGAATTTGATCAGGACTGTGATGAACCAGTCTTGTCTACCACTGGGTTTAGGGTCACTGAGTATCCTAATTTTGATGTTTATCTAGAAGATAGATCTGGTAAAATTGTCCTATATAGAATAGATAGCGTAACTGGTGAAAAGGTTGTCCTTGACAGCGAAGTTGGCGATATAGATTATGTGAAAGGTGAATTGATGATGTACGATTTAACTATCATTAAAGGTAGTTTCTTTGATAATCGCATTTCTGTTAGAGTAAAACCCAAATCCAACGATATCAAGGCACTCCGTGAGGTTTATCTTGACGTTGACGTTGCTAATTCCTCGTTCACTGCATATAAAGAGTAAAGTAAATGCCTGCTGTAAAGACTAAGAGAATTTCCACTCTAATTGAATCGCAGCTTCCAGCTTTTATTACTGATGAATACGAACTCTTTAGTAAGTTCGTTCAGAAGTATTATGAAGCTCAGGAAGTACAAGGTGGTACGCTGGACATTATCAATAATATCCAAAAATATGCAGATATAGATTATTATGAACAAAATATTCTTAGACAGTTTGATATCCTGGACGTTAGTATTTCTGATACTGATGATACAATTGTACTACAAGATGCTACGAGTTTTCCAAAAAGAAACGGATACGTAAAAATTGATGATGAGATTATCTTCTATGCTTCTAGAACAGACACAGAGCTGAGAGAGTGTTCTAGGGGCGTTAGTGGAAATACCTCACTAGGAGACCTATACGAGTCTAGCACCTTTTCTAGCACCACTGCAGGGGCACACGCAGCGGGACAGAATGTACATAACGTAAGTAATCTATTCTTATATGCATTCGTAAAGAATTTTGAGAACCAGTATCTAGGTTCTTTCCCTGAAAAGTATTTGAAGGGAGAAGTAGATAAGAGAACTCTTATTAAGAACATTCAAAAGTTCTACAAAGCTAAGGGAACTAAGAGTTCTATTCAATTCATTTTCAATACTGTTGTTGCTAAGGATAGTAATAACAAACCAGAAGTATACAAACCAAGAGATTTTACTTATAAGTCATCAGAATCTGACTGGATTAATGTTTATGCATTAAAATGTAAGGTTGTTAGTGGTGATCCTAAGGATTTAATCGGTAAGAAGGTTATTCAGGCTGCTAGTGCAGAATATGGGTATGCAGACGCTACTGTTGATAATGTAAATCCTGACGGTACAGCAGACAACGAAAAAATCTATAATATTGTTTTAGCTCCTGAGACTGTTAATGGAGAATTTGCTATCTCCACCAAAACTAAGCTCGAGAAATCCCTGTCAGGGACTGCGATCTCAGGGGATAGAATTAACGTGTCTTCCACTATTGGATGGGAGAATACTGGATCTGTATTAATTGGTGATGAGACTATTACATTCAGTGATAAGACTGTAACGCAGTTTATTATTGATGAAAGACAAGCACAAGGAGCTACGGTTCATCCTGTTGGGACATCTGTATACAAACCAGTCACAATTAAAGGGAGTGGTGTAACATTATTAACATTTGGTGTTGTTTATAATCTACATCCACAGAATCCACAACCATATTCTAGTCCTGGTGATGATATTCAAGTTTCTAATCCAGGATTTGAAACTGATGATCCTAAAATTGTAAGGACAGGTACTAATCAAACAAGATGGTTGTTGAATCAAGGTACTGCACCTGTCATTCCAACATTACCATCGGTTCAATCATCTCTAGATCAGTTAACTACTGATGTATCTTCTATTTTTGCAGATGATCAATATTATTACATTACAAGTTCCAGTTATCCATCATATAAGATTCTGGATGGATCTACTGTAAATGAAACTCTTCTTGATCAAAGATTACTTCGTATCATCAGAAAGAAATCTACAAGGACTACAGAAATTTATCCAACTCCTAGAAGAGATGTTGGTATCCTTCTAAACGGTGTTCCTGTCTACGGTTTCAAGGATCATGATAGTATTCGTTTTGGTAAATTAGAAGAAATCAAAATTAATACACAAGGTAGAGGTTATGTAAAACCACCTTTTGTGTTGATTGACCAAGTTCCTAATAAAGCAAGAGCTATTCTTTCTGGTCAGGTTGTAGAAAGTATTGTTGTTGATACTGATGACATTTTCCCAAGAACTCCTGATATCACTATTACTTCTGGTAGAGGTGCAGTAGTTCGTGCAATTGTAACTGGTGGTAAGGTAACAAGTCTTGTTATCGATAATCCTGGTGAATTCTATTCTTCTCCTCCAACTGTAAGAATTACAGATAATGCTGGTAGAGGAAGGTTTGCTGATTATGAAGCAGTTGTTAATACTGATGGAGAAATCACTGGATTTAACAAACGTGGTGAAGGAAACTTCTATAATCAAAATACTGTTAGAGTAGATATCGTTCCTGTTGGTGAAGATGCAACTGGTATTCCTCTGTTAAAAGAATGGAACTTCAATAGATTTAATAAACTAGAAAGTGAACTCGATACAGAGTATGGTTACATTTTCCAGAATTATAATAATGCATTAGAGTATGGTTATGGTCATGTTGCCAATCCCAAAGCTTTACGTGTTGATTTAAACGACAATATCAATAGTGCAGGAAGTGAACCTGCTACAAAAACTCATTCTCCCATTATTGGATTCGCTTATGATGGTAATCCTATCTACGGTCCATTCGGACATCAGGATCCATTAGATTCCACCTCATCTATTGTGAGGATGACTTCTGGATATTCTTTATCTGGAAGTCGTTCCAATGGACCATCGTTATCTCAGTACCCGTTGGGTACGTTTAATAACGATTACACATACACTCACAAGAGTGGCACACTAGACCAAAACAATGGAAGATTTTGCATTACCCCAGACTTTCCGCAAGGAACTTATGCTTATTTCATTACTATTGATAGCGATCAAGTACCGCAATATCCATACATTATAGGAGAGAATTTTTACTCTCTACCTGTAGATAGTAATTACAATTCTAATATCAATCAAGATGATATTCCAAAGAATTCCAAAAAATACTATATTCCTGGTATGCAGGGAAATGGTGAAGGAGTTCTTGCTAAAATTACAGATGTCGTTTCTGGTACAGTTGATGGCATTGATGTAATCAGATCCTCTGATAACTTCTCTATCAACTCTCAAATTTATTTTGATAATAGAGGAACAGAAGGTTCTGAAGTAGAAGCTATTATTTCCTCAGTTAAAGGTAAAGATGTTTCTTACTTAGAAAGTAAAGAAGATAAAGTCGTAAAATTAACTACTATTCAAACTGCATACTTATTTGCTGATGATACACTGAATCAACCATCTTCAGGTGCATCTGGTTCTATCGTAGGTACAGTTAAGAATGATAATACAATTGTACTAAGAAACGTCAATGGTACATTTGATGAGACAGGAACATTCTCTGCTACTATTAAAACATTCAATATTCTTTTAGATCAAAGAAGTTCATATACTAAAGGTGCAACTCTAAGTTTAACTAATGGTGTTGATGCACCTATAGCTAAGGGTGAAGTATTAGAAGGAACAAATAGTCAGAACGTTGTAGAGATCAAGGTTACTGAGGGAACTTGGATTATCAATGATGATTATTTCCTTCAGTCTGATGATCTATTCAATACATCTGGAACTAAGGTTGTAAGACTTACTTCTCTTAGTGATGGATTAGAACCATTTGATGTTAATCAAAGTGTTGCTTTAATCGAAACAGCAGCACCTCATGGATTGGGTATTGGAGATAAAGTAAATATCGATATCAATCCTGATGACACAACTAAAACTAAGACTTATTATCTTAGAAAGAGGTTGTATCAGGAAGCTGTATTAATTCCACCAACTGCCACCACCACAATCGACTTCACAGGTATTGGTCGTTATGAAATCCTTAATGGTGGAGCAGATTATACTGCTGGTACTTACACCAGTGTTGCTCTTACTGGTGGATCGGGTACTGGTGCCACAGCTACATTTACTGTATCTGATGCTGGTATAGTATCTGGTATCCAAATTCAAGATGCTGGTAGTGGATATGCAAGAGGAGACTATCTTGGAGTTGCCGATGAAGATCTAGTAAGATCTGGTGCATCACAGTCTACTGCAAGGTTCCAAATTTATGTTGGACATGTTGGTGTTCCTGCTGGTGGTACAAAAGTTACAGTTAAGAGTGCATTAGGATTTGCTGTTGGTGATTTAATTAAGATTGGAAACGAAGTATTAGAAATCCTTGGAATTAATGGTAATGATCTTTCTGTAGCTAGGGGAAAAGAAGAAACTGTAGATGTAGATCATTTTGATGGTCAAGAAGTAGTGTTATACAATGCAAGGTATAACTTTAACAACAACTTCCAAATTTTCTCAGGTGCTAATTCTGGACGTATTCAAACATATGATCCAGTAACACACAAAATTGTTATTTCTTATCCATATTCAACTATAAAGGAAAATGCAAATCAAGTTGTCTTAAGTTCTAGTTTCTTTGATAGTAGTAATCCTCAAAGACTAGTTTCTGTTAAATCTTCACAAGAGCTTAAG